GAAACATCCTTCCAGATGATGATTTACCGTGGGCAGAAGTCTTGGCAGATCCTTATTCTGGAAGTGGTCAAGGTGGACTATCGGAAAGTTTAACTTTGGTTGGTGGTGAAAGAGTTCTTGGTTTCTTTCTGGATGGAGAGGATGCACAACAACCAGTAGTGACGGGCCTTTTCCCTAAGTATGATAATGTGAAAAATACTTATAAGGCATCTGAGATTGCTTCCCGAAAGAGTAGTGGATTTGAATCTTTTGAGGCATACACAAGACCAAATTCTGCTCAACCTGTAGGCCCTAATAATCTTCAAACAACTGTAGATCCAAAGAAAACTGATTCTGAAGAGAAGAATAACACGAGTATATCCAAAGGAGACAAAAATAGACAGGTTACTAAGTCAGACAGCACTGCCGATACTGCTTTTCAAGGAAAAACAAATACAACAGTTGAAGGTTTTACTGCTTGTGAGAATAATTCCATTGGAAGAATTAGTCAGTTGGTAACAGATTTTATTAAAGGGGCTCAAGGACTTGAACAAGCAGGTGATGCCTGGATTGATCCAATAACAAACTCAGTAGTTGACATGCAAGCAGAACTTGCATTTATAAAAAATGAAGTTGCTAGTGTTACGAGAGCAACTATGAATGAGATGAAGGTTGGTTTGATGAAGAAGGTTAATAAAAAATTTAAAAATTTAATTGGAGACATAAAGAAAAACGATCCAAAAGGATTGTTTAAGGAAAAGGCAGCAAAAAAAAGTGGAGGGTCAATTACAGATTTAATTAACTGTGCCTTTAACAAAGCTCTAGATATGATTGGTGATTTTATCAAGAACATGTTTAAGAATCTTCTTGGAAATATACTCAATGCTGCAATTTGTGCGATTGAACAATTTGTTGGAGGTATATTCTCAAAAATGTTTAGTGTTTTAGAGGGTTTACTTGGAACAATCATGAGTGGATTGAATTGGTTAGTTGGTGGATTTGATTCAATTAAGAATGTTCTTCGAAGTGCAAGTGGTTTAGCAAGCAAGATATTAGGTTTTCTTCAAGGATGTAATATTGAACCATGTGGAAAACCAAGTAAGTTCGCATCTGATATTGGTACGACATTGGCACCACCTGATAATTTTGGTAGTATGATGGATAAAGTAAATGTATTATCAGGACTTTCTCAGGGTCTGATAGATGCTGGTCGTGGAGGAGGAATCCGTAGATTTTTTGGAAATGATCCTGGTGATGATGCGATGGATGGACTAACTATCTTTGGTGAGGGTGATTTTCTTTTTGAAGATTGTAACAGAATTAATGATAACCCACCATCACAGATTGATATTATTCCAAGAAGACCAGGATTTATCTATCCAAAATGTATACCACCTGATTATGTGATTCTTGGATCTGGATCAGGAGCAGAGTTGCTTATTATAGTTGGCAATAGTAATAGAATATTTTCAGTTGAAGTGATAAATGGTGGAAGTGGATATGACACAGATACGCAAATTACAATAATTGATAATACTGGAAACGGATCTGGTGCAAATGTAAAACCAATTGTAAAAGATGGGTCAATTGTTAGTGTTGTAATTCTCTCAGCTGGGTTTGGATATTGTCTTGGTGGTTCTGATGTTGGAATTTCAACTAATATAGTTGGTGAAATCACAGACGTATTCATATCAAAACCAGGTATTGGATACGATCCTGGAGATACAATTACCTTCGAGGGAATTGAAGATGGAGAAGATGTAACTAACATACCTATTATTACAACACCAAGTGGATGTATCGCAGGTGTTAATTTCCCTCCAAATATATTAAGAGAGTTTAATACTCCCCCAGTTCTTATAGTTAATTCAGAAAATGGAGTTGGTGCTGAACTGATACCTGTTATGAGATCCAAGGGTCTAACTAAAACTGATGTTGGATCTGAGCAGAGAAAAACTCTTATTGGTATTGTCAGTGTTGTTGATTGTATTGGTGATAATAAAGAAGTTGTTGGATATGTAAATGGTGTGGAGTATTCTGGGCCTTATCATGTGATGTCAAATGGATTAAAGATGACTGGAGCAACACATAGCGAGACAGATTCAATAATTTATGATACAATGGAAGAAAGTCTAGGGCAACCAGTAGTTTCATCACCCACATACACAACCACTGCTACTGAATCATCAGAAGTCGTGACCGAACCAACCACAGAAGAACCAATCATTGTTACCGAATCGACCACTACCACTACAACTACAACTACAACCACTCCTACGATGGATACATCAACCACCACCAACACTAATACTTCAACTTCTTCGGAAACTGATTCTGGTGATTCAACTCCACCAAGCACACCTAGCAGTGGTGGATACGGAGGATACTAATGACAGAACAGGAAATAAGAGAAATATTTAAAGACGAATTTCAACGTTTTTATAAAAGAGTTTTTCCGACATTCACCATGTCTGGTGGACACCCAACAGAAAAACATGGTACATCAGAATTGTGTATGACAACTCAATCATCACAAGGAATTCATTTTTATGAAGGTGGTATAGGTAAAATAAGAGCAGGTAAAAATCTAGAAATATATTCTGGAGACGATGCGAGTATTGGAGATGGCGAGGTTACAGGAGAGGGTGGAGTTGCTTTTAAAATTGAATGTAAACATGGTAGAATATTCATTACATCAAAGGCAAGTGATATTGAACTGTGTGGTAGAAATATTGTTCTTAACGCAAAGAAGAACATATACATAGATGCTAAAGATAATGTTAGAATGAGATCAGGTTCTCAGACAGATATCTTAGCTGGTGCAGATATGAATCTTGATTCAAATCGAGAATTGTTTATAAATGGTGGGGCAGCAGTTGGAATACACTGTGAAAGTAACTCTGTAGATACTACTTCAGGAGTTGACGTGGATCTTGCACCTGATTTCTTTGATGAACTAAGTTCTTTTTATGGTGGTGTGCCTGTCGATAAGATAACACAATTTAATGATCCTAATGGAGGATTAGATGGATGACGATTAAAAATATTTCAATTGAAACTATTGGTCTTCACGTTGGAGAAGCAAATTACGCAAGACAGACATCTCAACAAGTCCCATATAAAAAATCAGGTGTACTAACTTGCGGTGGAATATCAATCTTTGGTGATTGCTCTAGCACTGGTGGAAGGGGAGCAGTTACAATAGGCACAGTAGATTCTGTATCTAAACTTCCTTTTTCTGACTCTCTTTATGTTTTAGGAACCAGTCAATTTTTTGCTGACATGAGAATATCAGCAAATCTTAGAGTTACTGGCACAACGTATTCGACTTTTAGAGGAAGTATCAATAGTCAAGGTTGGAAAGGATTTGATATTAAACATCCAACCAAAAAAAATCATAGACTTAGATATGTTTGTTTGGAAGGCCCAGAAGGTGGTGTATATTATCGAGGTATTCTAAAAGACAGTGAATTCATTGAACTTCCTGATTATTGGAAAGATTTAGTTGACACTAAAACAATTACTGTACATTTAACTCCGATTGGAACTTATCAATACTTATACTATACAGTTGCAAAAAATAGAATTATAGTTAAGAATCATAGTAATCTTCCAACTCACTGTAGTTACATAGTTTATGGTGAAAGAAAAGATGGTGAACGTTTGATTCCAGAGTATGAAGGAAACTCACCTGAAGATTATCCAGGTAAAAATGATCAGTATTCAATTGCTGGATATCATTATGATAGGAGGACACTCTGATGGCAAAATATTATGCTGGTATTGATACTAGTATTGGTGTCGGAAACGAAACTTTAGATGGTATGCTAACAAATGGTAGTACCTATGGTATATCTCCAAGTCAAACCATAGACTGTAGCAGCATTATTGCAGACACTAACATCGGTATCGGAACTACTAATCCAGNTGGAATGTTACATATTTCATCAGGCACTGCAAATAGTGATTGTGTTTTAATCATTGAATCTGACACAGATGATAATGATGAATTTTCTAATCCACAGATATGGTTTAAACAAGATGGTGATAAGACTGCTGGTTTCGTTGGACAAAATAGTAATACATTAGTTATTTCTAATAATATTAGTACTGCTGGTGGAATTAGTTTTAGAACAGGAACAACAAATAATACAGGAACAACAGATCCTCTCACTGGCACAACAGAAAAACTTAGCATCGAATCAAATGGTTTGGTAAAGGGAACATTACACACTCTAATTGGTGAACATAGTGCTGCCACTACTGCTGGTCAATTGTTTTCATTTGGAAATGGTGCAGTTGATAATCAAGGGCCTGCAATGCCTTTTGCTGGTGAAGTTGTCGTCGTTACTATATCAAAATCTGGTGGAAGTGATGCTGGAACTTTTCAACCATCAAAGAATGGAGTAACACAAGGTGGTACCGATGATCAAATTACAACTACCACTGGTTCGGGGACAGTTACAAAAAGTAATTCACAATACACATCATTAATGGATTTTGCAGCAGGTGATAGGATAAATTATGTGACTATTGATGCCACTGACACCACAACTTGTCTAACTATGCTTGTCAGATTCAACCCATAAATAAAAAGAAACTCATCAGTATATGGAAATTCAGAGAGAAACACTAAGAGAACTTCAGTATCTTCAAGAGGATATTGCAGCGTACTTCACTGATGAGCACGTTGTAAGTGGAGAAACATACTGGACTTGTGTTGAGTCAGTTGCGATTGCCAAACTCGCTGAGTTACGTGGTGAACCACTTTATTATGAAAAGTTAAAAGAAGTTATGGAATCATTCTTAGAGGATGAGGATGATCCACCCCAAGACCAAAATTAACTTTTAATTCCAAAAAAGGTGGAAAAAAAATTCAGGCCAAAAATCTGTCCCAAACCTTTTGTGATAAATAAGACAGAAGAAAAAATTTAGTGTGCTAATACGATGCCCCTTTCAAGGTTAGAAAATTTTCTAGTAAATACTGATGGT